ACGGCATACGAGATGATCTGGTGACTGGAGTTCAGACGTGTGCTCTTCCGATCTGGGCAGGCACAGATGAGGATTGGACAGACCCAAAGGTCTGGAAGAAAGCCAATCCATCCCTTGGAGAAACGATTGGTCTGGACAAGGTACAGGCAGCCTGTGATTCAGCAAAGCAGAACCCCGGCGAGGAGAATTCCTTTCGTCAGCTGAGGCTCAATCAGTGGGTAAAGCAGTCTGTGCGGTGGATGCCTATGGATAAATGGGATGCCTGTGCGTTTCCTGTCAACCCGGAGGAACTGGAAGGGCGTGTCTGCTACGGAGGACTTGACCTTTCAAGTACCACCGACCTTACCTCCTTCTGCCTGGTATTCCCGCCGGAAGATGAATATGAACCGTATTACATTCTTCCGTATTTCTGGCTGCCGGAGGATACGCTTCCGCTGCGTGTCAATCGAGACCATGTGCCGTATGACCTGTGGGAGCGGCAGGGATTTATCCAGACCACCGAGGGCAATGTTGTCCACTACGGTTTTATCGAGAAATTCATCGAAAAACTCGGTGAAGTCTATAACATCCGGGAGATCGCATTTGACCGTTGGGGTGCTGTCCAGATGGTGCAGAACCTTGAGGGTATGGGATTTACGGTCGTACCAATGGGACAGGGGTTTGCCAGTATGTCTCCGCCGACCAAGGAACTGATGAAGCTGACCCTGGAAAAGAAACTGGCCCACGGCGGGCATCCGGTACTCAGATGGAATATGGATAACATCTTCATCCGTACTGACCCTGCCGGAAATATCAAGGCGGATAAAGCAAAATCCACAGAAAAGATTGACGGTGCGATTGCCTGCATCATGGCATTGGACCGTGCGATCCGCTGTGGAAACGATACAAGTGAGAGCGTCTACGATACCCGTGGGCTGCTCGTATTCTAAAAGAAAGGACTGGTGATGGCTATGGGAATTTTAAGTGGAATCTTTCGGTCGAGGGATGCCCCCTCCAACAGAACGGCCGGCAGTGCCTACAGCTTTTTCATGGGCAACAGTACTGCAGGAAAGCGTGTGAATGAACGCTCTGCCATGCAGATGACGGCAGTCTATTCCTGTGTAAGGATACTGTCCGAAGCGGTGGCAAGCCTGCCCATCCATGTTTATAAGTACAACGAAAGCGGCGGTAAAGAGAAGGCTCTTGACCATCCGCTTTATTTTTTGCTCCATGACGAGCCGAACCCGGAAATGACATCCTTCGTGTTCCGGGAAACGCTGATGACCCATCTGCTCCTGTGGGGCAATGCCTACGCACAGATCATCCGTAACGGTAAGGGCGAAGTGGTCGGTCTGTATCCGCTGATGCCTGACCGCATGAGGGTAGACCGGGATGAACACGGACAGCTTTATTACGAATACAACCTTTCTTCGGACGATGCTCCGACCATGAAAGGCAGTACCGTGGTTTTGAAACCATCTGATGTTCTTCATGTTCCCGGTCTTGGCTTTGATGGTCTTGTTGGTTACAGTCCCATCGCCATGGCGAAGAATGCTATCGGCCTTGCCATTGCAGCCGAAGAGTACGGCAGTAAGTTCTATGCCAATGGTGCTGCACCGAGCGGTGTGTTGGAACATCCGGGAACGATCAAAGACCCGTCCCGTGTCAGAGAATCTTGGACGCAGACCTTTGGCGGCAGTGCCAACGCCAACAAGATAGCTGTACTGGAAGAGGGCATGAAATATACCCCTATCAGCATCAGCCCCAATGAAGCACAGTTTTTGGAAACAAGAAAGTTCCAGATCAATGAAATTGCTCGAATTTTCCGTGTACCTCCGCATATGGTCGGAGATTTGGAAAAGTCGAGCTTTTCTAATATCGAGCAGCAGAGTTTGGAATTCGTGAAGTACACCCTCGACCCGTGGGTATCCCGCTGGGAACAGAGTATGATCCGTTCCCTTCTGACTGCTGATGAAAAATCCACATATTTCATCAAGTTCAATGTGGATGGTCTGCTCCGTGGCGATTATCAGAGCCGTATGAACGGCTATGCCATCGGCAGACAGAACGGTTGGATGTCAGCAAACGATATCCGTGAACTTGAGAACCTGGACCGTATCCCTGCCGAACTCGGCGGTGACCTTTATCTCATAAACGGCAACATGACCAAACTGCAGGATGCGGGAATTTTTGCAGCAAGTGGAAAGGAGGAAGATTCCGATGAAGAAGTTTTGGAACTGGACGAATCAGAGCCAGACGGAGACACAGCCGGAACAGAGGATTCTCACACTGAACGGCACCATCGCAGAGGAAAGCTGGTTTGACGATGATGTCACTCCACAGCTGTTCCGTGACGAACTGGAATCCGGCGGCGGTGATATCACCGTGTGGATCAATTCTCCCGGCGGTGACTGCATTGCGGCGGCACAGATCTACAATATGCTCTCCGATTACAAGGGGCATATCACCGTAAAGATCGATGGCATCGCAGCATCGGCAGCATCCGTTATCGCCATGGCTGGTGATGAAGTCCTTATGTCCCCGGTTGCCATGATGATGATCCACAATCCGGCAACGATTGCTATGGGTGACCATGCTGAAATGCAGAAGGCCATCGATATGCTGACCGAGGTGAAGGAATCCATTATCAATGCCTATGTGGTAAAGACCGGGCTGTCCCGGGCAAAGCTGTCCCACCTTATGGATGCAGAAACATGGATGAACGCAGGCAAGGCTGTGGAACTCGGCTTTGCGGATGGTGTTCTGGAAAGAGCATCCGACACTCCTGCACAGGAGAATGCCGTCACCGATGTCATGTTTTCCCGTAAGGCTGTGACCAATGTACTCATGAATAAGATGACCGCCAAGTATGGCACATCTGAAAAAACTCCCGGACAGCAGGCAGATATCCCTGCCCCGGAAGAAGTCAACCATGGCTGTTCCGCAAAAGAACTGCGTGACCGCCTCGACCTTATCGAAAAGATTATTTGATTGGAGGAATTCGTAATGAATATTTCTGAGATGATTAAGAACCGTGCTGACCTGGTAGGTCAGATGAGAAACTTCGTGGATACCCATGAGGACAAGGGTGGCAAGCTGTCCGCCGAGGATGCTGCTACCTATGCAAAGATGGAGGCTGAATTTGAGCAGCTCTCCGATGCCATTTCCCGTCAGCAGAGAGCGGATGCCCGTGAAGCAGAACTCGCTAAGCCTGTCAATTCTCCGATTACCGGAAAGCCTTATGTCATGGGCGCACAGCCGGAGGAAAAGAAGGGCCGTGCCTCCGATGCCTATAAGAAGGCAATGCTCACTGCCATGCGTACCAACTTCCGTCAGATCTCTGATGTCCTTTCCGAGGGTGTGGATGCTGACGGCGGCTACCTTGTTCCTATCGAGTATGACCGCAGACTGATCGATGTTCTGGATGAAGAGAACATCATGCGTGGCCTTGCTACCAAGATCACCACTTCCGGTCAGCACAAGATCAATATCGCAGCAACCAAGCCTGCCGCTGCATGGATTGAGGAAGGCGGTGCGCTCACTTTCGGTGATGCCACTTTCGACCAGACCTTCCTCGATGCCTTTAAGCTTCATGTTGCCATCAAGGTGACTGAGGAACTGCTCTACGACAATGCGTTCAATCTGGAGAACTACATCATCACCCAGTTCGGCAAGGCACTGGCAAATGCGGAAGAGGATGCATTCCTCAACGGTAACGGTGTCGGCAAGCCTGTGGGCATCTTTGATTCTGCCAAGGGTGGTCAGGTCGTGAACATTCTGACTGCGGCAATCAAGTCCGATGATATGCTTGACCTGGTCTATGGTCTGAAGCGTCCTTACCGCAAGAAGGCATCCTTCATCATGAACGATGCGACCCTCGCGCAGCTTCGTAAGCTGAAGGACAACAACGGTGCCTATATCTGGCAGCCTTCCTACCAGGCGGGCGAACCTGACCGTATCCTCGGCTATGCTGTCCACACCTCCGCATATGCACCTACCGATGCCATTGCCTTTGGTGACTACAGCTACTACAACATCGGTGACCGTGGCTCTCGTTCCTTCAAGCAGCTGAACGAACTGTTCGCCGGAAACGGTATGATCGGTTTTGTTGCCAAGGAGCGCGTGGACGGTAAGCTGATTCTGCCTGAGGCCGTTCAGATCCTCAAGCTGAAGAGCGAGTAAGAATACCGGAGATGGGGTAGCAATTCGTTACCCCATCCCTTGATTTGGAGGTGATGCCCGTATGGTTACGGTAGAAGAAATGAAACAGTATCTGCGTATCGACTTTTCTGAGGATGACAACCTTCTGGGCATCCTCATTTCCTCCGCAGAAGAACTGTGCGCCAGTGTTGCCCGTATCCCCGTGGAAGAATATCTCTCCCTCCCAAACGATAATGCCAAGACCGCTGTTTTATATGCGGTGGCTTATCTGTATGAACACCGGGAAGAAGCAGACCATCATCAGCTGACGATTGACCTCCGTTCCCTGCTGTTCGGCGTGCGGAAGGAGGGGTTCTGATGAATGTGGCACTGATGAATCTGCGTATCACGTTCCAGAAGAACACGGTCGTGACCGATGCCATCGGCAACCGTAAAAACGCATGGGAGGATTACTTTTCCTGCTATGCCACCATCAGCAGCGAGAGTGGTGCGGAAATGGAGACCGCAGGACAGACGATACCGCAGGCCAACGGAGCATTTACCGTGCGGTACTGCAAAGAGACCGCTGCCGTTACCTCTGACGGATATCGCATCCGCTGTGGGGATGACCTTTACAACATCACCTATATCGACCATCAGAACAACAAGCGGAAATCATTGAAGTTCTGGGTACAGAAAGTGAGGCGGTAACTATGGCAACGAAGGTATCCATCGGAAATATGGCAGATGCCATCATGAAGGAACTGAATGAGTATGCCGATACGACCGCAGATGGTGTGAAGGCCGCTGTGCAAAAAGCCGCGAAAACTGTGAAAACAGAGATTCAGGCAGGTGCGCCTGCAAGGACCGGGGCGTATAAGAAAAGCTGGGCTACGAAGAATACAGCAGAGTCCTCCAACAAACTGGAGATCACTGTATATTCCCGTAACCGCTATCAGCTTGCCCATCTGTTGGAACATGGTCATGCCAAGCGTGGCGGTGGTCGTGTGGCAGCAAGACCGCATATCGCATCGGCAGAGCAGTCCGGCATTGAACAGCTGGAACAGGAAATCGAGAGGTGTATTCGTAATGGATAAACTGTTGGAGATTTTGCAGGCAGTGGGTATCCCATTTGCCTACGATCATTTTGCAGAGGGCGAATCTCCAGAACCGCCTTTTATCTGCTATCTGCTGCCGGATTCGGACAATTTCTCCGCAGATGGCAGGGCCTATTACAAGGTCAATGAAGTCCATATTGAACTCTATACCGACACCAAGGACTTGTCGGTGGAGAGACAGCTGGAAGCCGTGTTTGATGAGCATGGTATTTTTTATGACCGCTCCGAAGTCTGGATTGAGAGCGAGAAACTGTATGAAGTCCTTTACTCTTTTGAAATGGAGGCTTAAAAGCTATGGGTAATAAAGTTAAATACAATCTGAAGAATGTCCATGCGGCAAAGCTGACGGAATCCGTTGTGGACGGTGTTACCAAGTATACCTATACCGCTCCCCAGGCAATTCCCGGTGCTGTCAGCATTAGTCTGGATGCCGAGGGTGATTCCAGTCCTTTCTACGCTGACGGCATCGTGTATTTCCGTTCTGTAGCCAACAATGGCTATTCCGGCGAACTGGAGATTGCTCTTATCCCTGAGTGGTTTCGTACCGACATCCTGCAGGAAAAGCTGGATTCCAACGGTGTGCTTGTTGAGAAGTCCGATAATGCGGAGAGCGTGAAGTTTGCACTGCTCTTTGAGTTTGACGGCGATGTCCGTGCCATCCGTCATGTGATGTACAACTGTACCGCATCCCGTCCTTCCATCGAGTCCGAGACCAAGGAAGATACCATCGAGCCTGGTACTGAAAAGCTGTCCCTTACCGCTGATCCCCGTGAGGATGGTCTGGTCAAGAGCCGTACTGGCGATACCACTTCTGCGGAGACTTATCAGAACTGGTACAAGGCTGTGTATACCCCTGTGGAAGAGCCCAAGGGTTAATGGAGGTGTGAGCGATGCTTCAGAAAACTGTCAAAGTCGGTGATAAGGAGGTGGCGTTCCGCTCCTCCGCTACCATCCCTCGTTTATACCGCATCAAGTTCAAGAGGGATATTTTCAAAGACCTATCCAAACTGGAACAGTCCTACAAGGGCAAGACCAGTGAGGGCGGGTCTTTTGAGATTGAAGATCTGGAAATCTTCGAGAATGTGGCCTATATCATGGCTTTCCATGCTGACCACACCATTCCGGACAATATCGATGACTGGCTCGATCAGTTTGAGATGTTCTCCATCTATGAGGTGCTGCCGGAAATCTTGGAACTGTGGGGTACGAACCTCATCACAGATGTTCAGTCTAAAAAAAACTTAACCGCAGTAGCCGGGAAATGACAACGCCGCTGTTCCTCCTGCGCTGCACAGAGATCGGTATCGGCATTGCCGACCTTGACCTTCTCACCATCGGTCTTGTGATGGATATGTGGACGGAAAAAGGTAACGACAGTGCCAAGTACAGCAATACCGTGATTGCCGGGCAGGAGGAATTCGATAAATTTTAAGGAGGTGGAGCGAACATGGCGAGCAGAATCAAGGGTATCACCGTTGAGATCGGCGGTGATACTACTGGCTTACAGAATGCGCTGAAGGAAGTCAATTCTTCCATTAAAAATACGCAATCTGCATTAAAAGATGTAAATAAGCTGCTGAAACTCGATCCGTCCAATACGGAACTGCTCTCTCAGAAGCAGAAATTGCTGAAGGATGCCATTGCCGCCACATCCGAGAAATTGGAATCCTTAAAGACCGCCCAGGAACAGGCAAAGGCACAGCTGGAAAGCGGTGACCTTGGGCAGGAAAAATACGATGCCCTCCAGCGTGAGATCATCGAAACGGAGCAGGAATTAAAGCGCCTGCAGGAGCAGGCCATCGAATCCAATGCCACACTTGCCAAGATTGAGGAAGTCGGCGGCAAGCTGGAAACAGTTGGCAATAAGATAACCGGGGTCGGTCAGAAACTGCTCCCGGTAACCGCCGGTGTGACCGCTCTTGGCACAGCTGCCGTAAAAACTACCGCTGACTTTGATTCTTCCATGAGTCAGGTTCAGGCTACTATGGGCATTGCAAAAGATTCCATGTCTGACCTGAACGGAGAGTCCGTCAACACGATGGATGCCCTCCGTGACTTGGCAAAGCAGATGGGTTCTGAGACGGCATTCTCCGCAAGTGAGTGTGCCGATGCCATGAACTATCTGGCACTTGCCGGATACGACACGCAGGAAATCTACGATACACTTCCGACCGTTCTGAACCTTGCGGCAGCTGGCGGTATCGACCTTGCGTCTGCATCCGACATGGTCACCGATGCTATGTCTGCACTTGGTATGGAAACATCCGAGGCAGATACCATGGTAGACCAGATGGCAAAGACCGCGTCCTCGACCAATACCTCTGTGGCACAGCTTGGTGAAGGTATCCTTACCATCGGTGCTACGGCACGAACGGTTAAGGGCGGTACGGCTGAATTGAACACGGCACTTGGTATTCTTGCCAATAACGGTATCAAGGGTGCCGAAGGTGGTACGCATCTTCGAAATGTCATCCTTTCCCTGCAGAATCCGACAGACAAGGCGGCTTCGCAGATGGAGGCGCTTGGTGTTTCCGTATATGATTCCGAGGGCAATATGCGTTCCCTCAACGACATCCTTGGAGACCTTAACACTTCCATGGAAGGTATGACAGCGCAGGAGAAAGCAAATATTATCAGCCAGATCTTCAATAAAACAGATCTGTCTGCGGTCAATGCACTCCTTGCCAATACCGGAGAGACTTGGGATGACCTTCAGCAGTCCATCATCGACAGTGGCGGCGCTGCACAACAGATGGCAGATACGCAGCTGGATAACCTTTCCGGTCAGCTGACCCTATTAAAGTCTGCACTGGAAGGTCTGGCTATTTCCTTCGGTGAAATTCTTATGCCGATTGTCCGCAGTGCCGTGGAGAAGATCCAGGCATTCGTGGATAAACTGAACGGAATGAGCGATGCACAGAAACAGGCAGTCGTGAAGATCATGGCGGTTGCCGCCGCCCTCGGTCCTCTGCTCATTGTCCTTGGCAAGACCATATCTACAGTGGGTACGACCATGAAGACCTTCTCGTCTCTGACGAAAGGGGTTGCAAAACTCGGTGTGAAGATTGCCGGAAGCAGTGGTTCTATCACTTCCCTGGGCAGTGCGCTTGGCACTGTTGCAGGACCGGCACTTGCGGTCGTTGCAATCGTGGCGGTATTGGTTGCCGCTTTCAAACATTTATGGGATACCAACGAGGAATTCCGTAATGCCATCACCGGAATATGGGAAGGCATCAAAGAGAAATTTGCTGCCTTCGGTGATGCGATCACACAGCGGTTGAACGCTCTCGGTTTTGACTTCCAGAACATCGTGGAAGTGCTGAAGGCTGTATGGGATGGCTTCTGCCAGGTTCTTGCTCCTGTATTTGAAGCCGCCTTTTCTGTTATCAGCACGGTGCTTGGTACGGTCCTTGATGTCATTGTCGGCATCCTCGATGTGTTTATCGGACTGTTTACCGGAAACTGGTCGCAGATGTGGAATGGCATTAAAGAGATATTCTCCGGCATCTGGAATGGAGTAACAGGAATTCTGACGGCTGCCCTCAATATGCTGAAAGGTATCGCAGATGTATTTCTTGGATGGTTCGGCACAAGTTGGGATGCACTGTGGACATCCGCGACCACCTTCTTCTCGGATATCTGGAACGGGATCGTATCCTTCTTCTCAGACATTTGGGAGACCATTAAAAATGTGGTTTCCGTGGGCATCCAGTTTATCGGTGCGATCCTGCAGGCTGCATTTGACATCATCACTTTGCCTTTCCGGTTTATCTGGGAGAACTGCAAGGAGATCATCATCTCGGTTTGGGATGCCATCAAAAGCACGGTATCCACAGTCATCAATGCCATCAGCAGTGTGATTTCCACGGTTCTGAATGCTATCAAATCGGTGTTCACTACGGTGTGGAATGCCATCAAAACGACCGTGACTACTATCCTGAACAGCATAAAAACAACGGTGACTACGGTGTTCAATGCAATCAAGTCGGTGGCAACCACGGTATGGAATGGTATTAAGACCGCCATTACGACTGTGGTCGATGGCATCAAGAGCAAGGTATCCTCCGCATTTGAGGCAGTGAAGAGTACGGTCTCTTCCGTATTCAATGGCATCAAGTCTACCGCCACCTCTGTATGGAACGGCATCAAGAGTGCCATTACCGCACCGATTGAGGCGGCAAAGAATACGGTCAAGTCAGCACTGGATAAGATCAGCGGATTTTTCTCAGGCCTGAAGCTTCAGTTGCCGCATATTAAACTCCCTCATTTCAGCATTTCGGGTAGCTTTTCTATCGCACCGCCAAGCGTACCGCATCTCTCAATCTCATGGTATAAGGAGGGCGGTATTCTTACAAGGCCGACAATTTTCGGTATGAACGGCAGTTCTCTGATGGCAGGCGGTGAAGCAGGAGCGGAGGCGGTATTGCCACTGAGCAATTTTTATAAGCAGCTGGAAAACATTCTGGTCGGCAGACTGAACAACGATAATGTAGAAAAATATCTGTCCATCATTGCAGCGAACAGCGGCAAGGGCATCTATCTGGATGACGGCACACTGGTCGGCAAATTGCTGCCTGCTATTGACAGCGGCCTTGGACAGAGTCAGAAACTGAATGCGAGGTTGAGCCTATGAAACCAGATATCAAAATAAACAACATTTCCATGCTGAGTTTAGGGTGGCTCCGGGAAAGCATTGACTTTCCTACACCTCAGTCCCAGTCGGAAACGATTACTGTTCCGGGACGAAACTCCCCAATCAGATTTACAGAGGCTCTTGGGAGGGTATCCTATGAGCCTCGTTCTTTTGAAATCGTGCTGTCGATGCTCGGCAGCCGTGAAAGATACAACACCATGACAGCGGAAACCGTCAACCGATTTGCGGGTCAGTTTTGTCGAGTTATTACTTCGGAAGAACCGGAATTGTATGCTGTTGGTACACTGGAATGTATTCCTTCCTATAACCCGTTGTCCGGGAAAGGCATTCTGACATTATCCTGTTCGGATGGAGATTCCTATCGTTACCATACGGAAGAGACCGTGCTTTCTGTAACAGGCAGCGGTACGGTCACCTTTCAGAACGACTTCATGCCTGTGATTCCGAAGGTTACTGTCACAACTGATACAGACCTCAGTTGGAAGATCGGCACAGATACTTTTCAGAAAACAATCAGTGCCGGAACATGGGAAATCCCTGAACTGGAACTTATAGCGGGAGTAAATTCAGTAAAGGTCACAAGTACGGGCAGTACGACCTTTCGCTATAGGGAGGGACGACTATGAGCATTTTTCGTGTTTATGTGGATGGAGAATTATTCTACCATCCGGGGCTATCCAAACTTGCCATCACGCAGGCACAGGTGTCTGAGGATGCGGAAAGCATTGATAGTCTGACCCTTTCCGCTCCCTACAATCATCCGTATCTGGCTTCCATCCATCCGATGGCATCAATTATTACCTGTAAAAAAGGTGATGATATTGTGTTTGAAGGTCGTGCAATGGATGATGGAGTAGATTTTTATAATACACACACTTGGAAATGCGAGTCGTGTCTTGCCTACTTGAAAGACACCATTCAGCCGCCTTTTTCCTATAATGGTTCGCTACGAGATCTGCTCGAACGTTTTATTGATGTTCATAATGCAGCAGTGGAAGAGCAGAAACGGTTTGTCATTGGGAATATCACAGTCACTGATAATAATGATTATGTTTCCTATAGCAATTCAGAATACTCTGTGACGATGGATGCCATCAAAAGCAAGCTACTCAATACCCACGGTGGTTATCTGCAGGTGCGTTATGAAGACGGAAAGAAGTATCTGGACTATCTGGCAGACTTCAATCTGCGTTCCCTGCAGACCGTGGAATTCGGAAAGAACCTCTTGGATGTGAAGATCACTCATGACCACACGAAACGGGCAACGGCACTCATCCCCCTTGGGGCAAAACAGAAGTTGACCAATGAGGACGGCAATGAAACGGAGTCTGAGGAACGCGTGACCATTACCTCTGTGAATGACGGCAAAAGCTATATCTGTGATGACACCGCCGTAAAGGAAATCGGTTGGATCTGGGCAAGTGAAGTCTGGGAAGATGTCACCCTTCCTTCAAATCTGCTCCGGAAGGCACAGACCAGGCTTCTTGACCTGGTCAAAGGTATCACCAGTATCGAATTGACCATCGTGGATGAATCAGATACCGGAGCAGATATTGGAGATATTCGCGCGAGGATGTATGTGGAGTGTATTTCTAAACCACACGGAATCAATGGCACATATATTGTACTCGCCCGGACAAGAGACTATTTGAATCCGTCCAGCAATACCATTACCATCGGTGCAAGCGGAGTGACACTTACATCGAAAACTGCAAAGCAGGAGAGGAACATCGAGACTTTAGAAGAGGATATCTTCAATCAGGCATCAAAGATAGAGGATATTTCCGGGAGAGTCGATGGCATCAATGTGGATGATCTCAAGCTGCAGGTGCATGAGTGTTATTCGGAAATTTCTAAAACATCCAGCGAAATCATCGGTACGGTACAGGATACCTATATTTCCAAATCCGATATGGAAATGATACGGCAAGATTTCCAATCCAGCATCACTCAGAACAGCAGTGAGATTCGTATGGATTTCACCGCTGTCACTGATGAAATAAAGGGAAATGTCGCAGCTAATCAGCAGCTTCTGGAAGAATATATCCGTTTCCGAGGGGCACTCATTGAACTTGGCAAGGTTGGAAACTCATTTACGGCAGAACTGTCTAATGAACAGCTTGCATTCAAGGAGAACGGGCAGACCATTGCTTATATCTCAAACCAGTCACTGGTCATCACCAATGCCGAGATTCGGTACAGGCTGTCTCTCGGTACGGAAGAACGAGGCTGGTTTGATTTTATTCCGAGAAGTTCAGGAAACCTGTCCATTGTTTGGCGTGGTGCGGTGACATCATAAGGAGGTGTGATTTATGGCTTCAAGCGGAAGTATTACAACAAATGAAGTGGAGGGGCGCTCCCTAACTTTATCCTGGACATTAAGCAGTCAGAGTGTTGAGAAAAACACTTCTACAATTTCATGGACGCTGAAAGGCTCTGGCTCTGCAAGCGGATATGTTATGTCCGGTGCATTCAAGGCTGTCATCAATGGTGTGACTGTTTATACAAGTGAACCTCGAATCGAACTGCGAAACACCACAACCGTGGCCAGTGGAACAGCTACGATTGCACACAATTCGGATGGTACGAAGTCCTTCTCCTTAAGCTGTGAGGCAGGTATTTATACCTATGCTGTCAGTGCAACCGCAAGCGGAACACATACACTTACCACAATTCCGAGAGCATCCACCATTTCGGCAACCAATGTCAATATGGGTTCGGCATCAACAATCACAATCACAAGGGCATCGTCCTCATTTACACACACACTGACCTATTCCTTTGGCAATGCCACTGGAACGATTGCAACAAAGACCACATCTACATCGGTATCGTGGACTCCGACATTGACCTTGGCAAATCAGATACCAAATGCGGTGTCCGGCAAGTGTACGATTACCTGCAAGACCTATAGCGGCACTACGGAAGTCGGCTCAAAGACCTGTACTATGACTCTTACAGTGCCGTCTTCGGTGAAACCGACTATTACAAGTCTGACAGCGGCAAGAGTGGATGGAACGGTACCGACCTCATGGGAAATCTATGTACAGTCGAAGTCAAAAGCAACGCTCACCATCAATGGTGCGGCTGGAGCATACGGCTCAACAATCTCCTCCTACAGCATCACGGGAGGCGGTTATTCCAGTACGGCTTCATCGTTCACGACTGGATTTTTGAATACATCAGGAACGATTACTTTTACAGCATCTGTTACGGATTCAAGAGGACGTGTGTCAGCTAATGCTACGGTAACGATTACTGTGGTGGCATACTCTGCACCGAGTTTTTCCAAGTATATCTCCCAGAGATGCAATAGTGCAGGAACAGCCTTCGACAGCGGCACCTATGTCAAATCTACGGTCAACTTCAGCTATGCATCCTGCAGCAGTAAGAATACGATCACCACGGCAACCTACTACAGGAAAACAACCGAAACATCCTGGACAAATGCCAGTAAGACATTCACCTCCGGTACTGCATTTACTTTTGGCGGTGGAAATATTTCTGCAGAATCTTCCTATGAAGTCAAATTCAAGCTGACGGATGCTTTTACCAGTATTGAGGTTACGGATACTCTGTCCACAGCATCGGTTGTTATGGACTTTAAGAGTGGTGGCCTTGGGGTTGCTGTGGGAAAGGTTGCAGAAACAGATCAGTGCTTTGAGGTGTCAGATGCATGGGATGTGAAGGTGTATGGAATGTTGTTGGAGGCTTACATCAAAGCTAAAGCGCCCGCAAGTGCTGGAATTGCCTATGCGACCTGCTCCACGGCTTCCGCTACGGCTGCCAAGGTTGCTGTCTGCACTGGCTTCAAACTGACAACCGGGGCTACAGTATTGGTCAAGTTTTCAAACACGAATAGTGCCGCTTCCCCAACCTTAAATGTGAACAGCACCGGAGCCAAGCCAATCGTGGCATATGGAACTACCGCAATTCAGGCTTATGCCTGGAAGGCAGGCCAGACAGTCATGGTTGTATATGATGGTACAAGCTGGGTTGCTCTCGTACAGTCGTGGGCAACTACAACCTACTACGGTATCACAAAGCTGTCATCAAGCACTTCTTCAACAAGTACAACTTTGGCGGCAACGGCATCTGCGGTCAAGGCTGCTTATGACAGAAATTCATGGAATAGCATCACATTGACAAATGCACTGGGGCTTGCCTATGGAGGAACGGGTGCAACTACAGCAGCAGGTGCGAGAACGAACCTCGGTATATCGGCCACTCAGCTTTATACAGGGACTTTGACTACCGGCAGTACGACCTTTAACTACGGCAACTACAATTTCTATATCATTGTAGGCCAGCCATCATCATCGTCTTCTCGATGTACTGTTGTGATTCCGAAATCTGTCATCACTACCAGTGCAGTGTCTTATCAGTTTGCAGATGAAGCAAATTATTACTCCTTCAATCTGTCGTACTCCGGTACGACAGCCACACTGGCATATAAAGGGCGCAGCAGTTCCGGGCAGATTTTGAAGATTTATGGAATCAACTAAAGGAGGAGATGCTGATGTATATACTACTGAATGAAAACGGATATGTGGAAAGCTATGCTCTTGTCGGCAATCTTGTGGGCGGCATTGAAGTGCCTGATCCGGAAAATATCGAGCATTTTGAATCACACTACGAAGCGTATGGCTTTGCTGAAGGAAAGGTCACCTTCAACGATGTGTGGGAAACGATGCTTGAGAAGGCCAAAAAGGTCAGCGAGATTCGTCTGCTCAGAGAGCAAGAGTGTTTTCCTGTTATCAACAGAGGTCTGCTATGGTACGAAACACTGACCGTAAAGCAGAAACTCGAACTTACTAAATGGTATCAGGCATGGCTTGATGCCACCAACACAGGGGTCATGCCGAAAAAACTGGCATGGCTCTAATTTTTTGAAACGGAGGATTTATCATGAAGGAATTTTGGAACATGATTCAGTTGATGTTCACGGCCGTCGGCGGATGGCTCGGCTGGTTTCTCGGAGGGTGTGATGGTCTGTTGTATGCGCTGATTGCCTTTGTTGCAATTGATTACATCACGGGTGTCATGTGTGCCATCAATGACCACAGCCTTTCCAGCGAGGTGGGTTTCCGTGGTATTTGTCGTAAGGTGCTGATTTTCCTTTTGGTCGGCATCGCAAATATTCTGGATGTCAATGTTATCGGAACAGGCAGCGTTCTTCGTACCGCTGTGATCTTTTTCTATATTTCCAATGAGGGTGTTTCCCTGATGGAGAACGCAGCGCACTTAGGGCTTCCTGTCCCGGAGAAAATCAAGGTCGTTTTGGAGCAGCTCCACGACCGTGCAGAAGATAAGGAGGACAAATAATATGAATCTCGTACAGTCTATTCTTACTAAGAATCCCTGCTATACTGCAGGAAGAAAGATCACCGTCAAAGGACTGATGCTTCATTCGGTTGGATGTTCCCAGCCGAAGGCATCGGTCTTTATTAATTCCTGGAACAGTGCATCCTACAGCAATGCCTGCGTTCACGGTTTCATCGATGGCAATGACGGCACCGTCTATCAGACTCTGCCTTGGAATCATCGTGGCTGGCACGCTGGCGGTGATGCCAACAATACCCACATCGGAGTAGAAATGTGTGAGCCTGCCTGCATTAAGTATACGGGAGGCGCTTCTTTTACCTGCTCCGATACTGCGACCGCAAGGGCTGTGGCAAAGCGTACTTATGAGGCTGCGGTGGAACTCTTCGCCATGCTCTGTAAGGAGTACGGCCTGAATCCGCTCACGGACATCATTTCTCATAAGGAAGGTCATACCAAGGGTATCGCATCCAATCACGGTGACCCGGAACATCTCTGGAAGGGACTCGGTATGTCTTATACCATGGATACCTTCCGTCAGGCGGTGAAGGCGAAGATGAGCGGTAATGAACCTTCCGCACCCGTGACTTCCGGTACGCAGGCATCTGCGTTCAAAAATCTCTCCGAGGCAGATGTGATTGCGAAGGTGGGTCCGTTGTTCACTGCCGACCAGAAAAAGAGCGGTATCCTCGCATCTGCATCCCTCGCCCAGTTCATTCTGGAGTCCGGCTACGGCAAGAGCGAACTTGCTCAGAATGCCAACAACTGCTTCGGTATGAAGAAATCCCTCTCCGGCAATACCTGGAGTGGTTCTTCCTGGGACGGCAAGAGCATCTACACCAAGAAGACCCAGGAAGAGGAAAACGGCAAGATGATCACCATCACCGCCGATTTCCGCAAGTATCCTAATGTGGAGGCTTCCATTGCCGACCATTCTGCGTATCTGCTCGGTGCAAAGAACGGTTCCGCACTCCGCTACAATGGTCTGAAGGGCTGCACTGACTATAAGAAAGCGGTGCAGATCATCAAGGACGGCGGTTATGCGACTTCCAGCACCTATGTCAGCAATCTGTGCAGCATCATCGAGAGATGGAATCTCACCAAGTATGATGTCGCAGTCAGCACTGCACCTGCTGATGGCTGTCCTTTCCTTGTCCGTGTCAGCATCAATGACCTGAACATCCGTAAGGGTGCAGGTACGAATTACGCAAGAACCGGAAAATATACCGGAAAGGGTGTGTTTACCATCGTGGAAGTAATGTCCGGCACTGGCTCTGCAAAGGGCTGGGGCAGGCTGAAATCCGGTGCAGGATGGATCGCACTCGATTACACTTCCCGTATCTAACTTCATAGCAGGATATCTTGTTTGCCCGTCGTGGAGGTTTATTCCTCTGCGGCGGGCTTTTTCTGCGTTTATGGGGGTTGTTCTTTTTCCCAATGTAACAGAGGGATGGACAAGTTCCCTCGGAACGGAGGACGAGACTATGCAGGTAACAAAGATTACTTCCCCTGAACAGCTGCAGTTATCTCCCTCGGAGAGGATGACCAACGAACAGCTTCAGAATGAATATAACTATATCAGAGCCGAGCAGATCACACGAAAAATGCTGGATAAAGGGCTGATTTCCGCTGGTGAATATGACCGCATTATGACCGAAAATCGCCGTGTATTTTCTCCCTATCTTGCCGATTTATATCCAGATAATGCGTTGCTATAGTGCGGACACAGAGGTAATATGTGACCTACCCAAAGGGAGGTGAGACTATGAAACGGATAACAAAAATCGAAGGAAATACAGCATTTTTGAATGCTGTAAGAAAGACCCGCGTAGCTGCCTACTGCCGTGTTTCCACAGGTTCGGATGAACAGCTTTTGAGCCTTGAAACACAGAAAGACCATTACGAGCGATACATCAAGGCGCACCCGGATTGGGAGTATGCCGGATTGTATTACGACCAGGGCATCACAGGTACGAAGAAAGATAAGCGGCCGGCACTGATGCAGATGGTTGCAGACTGTGAGGACGGACGCATCGACCGGGTCATTACAAAATCCATCAGCCGTTTCTGCCGTAATACTACCGATTGCCTTGAACTGGTGCGAAAGCTGCTCGGCTTGGGTATCCCCATCTATTTTGAGAAGGAAGATCTGGACACGGGTTCCATGGAGAGCGAACTGATGCTTTCCATTCTCTCAAGCCTTGCCGAGAGCGAATCGGTCTCCATTGCCGAAAACAGCAAGTGGAGCATTCGCCGCCGCTTTGAGAACGGCACCTTCAAACTGGCATACCCACCATATGGTTACGATTATATCGGCGATGGCGAATGGGCGATTAACGAAGAACAGGCCAAATGGGTCAGATTCATTTATTCCGAAACTCTCTCCGGCAAGGGTTCTGATGCGATAGCAGCCGAACTCATAGAACTGGGTGCGCCGACCAAGAAGGGCGGTAAATGGACATCCACTTCCGTCCGTGGCATCCTTTCCAACGAAAAATACACTGGAGACTGCATTTTCCAGAAGACATACACGGATGAGCGGTTCAACAGGCACACGAATTACGGCGAGATGGATCAGTTTTATATGGAAGGACACCACGATGCCATCGTCAGCCACGAGGATTTCGAGGCGGTGGCGGCATTGGTGGAACAGCGTGCAAAGGAAAAAGGTATCACCAGGGGTGATGCCAAGTACCAGGCACGATACCCCATGTCCGGGAAGGTATTCTGCGGAGAGTGTGGTTCGCCACATAAACGCAGGATGAATTATTCCACCCATATCCAGTATCCGGCACTTACTTGTTCTGGGCATCTGAAGGACAAGAGCAGCTGTTCCCAGAAATTCATCCGGGAAGATGCCCTGCAGATGGCATTCGTTACGATGATGAACAAATTGATATTTGCCCACAAGGAAGTCCTGCAGCCACTGCTTACTTCCCTGCGGAGCATCAGTCAGAAGGATGCCATCAGCCGTTTATCTGAACTGGACGAGCGGCTGGAGAAGAATGCGGAACGCCAGAATACACTGACCACGCTAATGACAAGAGGTTACCTTGACCCGGCACTCTTCACACAGGAATCCAATGACCTGCTGACGGAAGCACAGGCACTGACCGAAGAAAAAGAGCATCTGGTATTCTCGGTCAACGGAGAGATGAAAAAGACCGAAAAACTGGCAGACCTCATCCGCTTTTGCAGCAGGGGTGAGATGCTGACGGAGTTTGACGGCGATTGCTTTTCACAGTATGTGGAGCGGGTCGTGATACACGAAAGGACCACCGCAGCCTTTGAACTGAAATGCGGATTGACACTGAAAGAAAGGATACGATGAATATGGCAAACCACATCCCATACGGATACAGAATTGAAAATGGTGTGGCAGTCATTGACGAAGGTCAGGCTGAACAGGTGCGTACCCTGTTCAGTGGCTACCTTTCCGGGCTGGCATTGATACCCGCCGCAGAAGCCGCAGGGCTTACTATTTTTCACAGCGGTGCAAAAAGGATGCTCCAGAACGAGCATTATCTGGGCGATGATTTTTATCCTGCGATCATTGACAGTGAGACCTTCTCCAAGGTCGCAGAAGAGCGAGATCGCCGTGCCAGAGCATTGGGCAGAATCCGGGAGCGGACAACACCGCCGCCTTGTGAAGCAGAGACCGTCTTTATTATAGGAAAGGTCCCCCCCAGATACGATGACCCATTCAAGCAGGCCGCATACATTTACAGTCTGATAGAAAGTGAGGTACAGAATGGCTGAGAAAACGATCACCGTGATTCCGGCGAGAAAACGAGTCGGCAGCAGAAAACAGGTCACGGAAGAAAAACCAAAACTGCGTGTGGCAGCGTACTGCCGTGTCTCCACTGACCGTGACGAACAGGAAACCAGTTATGAGGCACAGGTGGAGCATTATACAGAATTCATTGACAGAAATCCTGAGTGGCAGCTTGCCGGGATTTATGCCGATGACGGTATTTCGGGTACCAACACCAAGAAGCGTGAAGAATTCAACCGCATGATTGAGGACTGCATGGCATCCAAGATCGACATGGTCATTACCAAGTCCATCAGCCGATTCGCCCGCAATACGCTGGACTGCCTAAAATACATCCGACAGCTGAAGGAAAAGAACATTTCCGTGTACTTTGAGAAAGAAAACATCAATACGATGGATGCCAAGGGCGAAGTTCTTCTGACCATTATGGCATCCCTTGCACAGCAGGAATCGCAGTCCCTTTCCCAGAACGTGAAGCTGGGACTGCAGTTCCGCTACCAAGCCGGAAAGGTGCAGGTTAATCACAATCGTTTCCTCGGCTATACTAAGGACGATGAAGGCAACCTGGTCATCGTTCCGGAAGAAGCGGAAATCGTCCTGCGAATCTATCGAGAGTATCTGGAAGGTGCAAGTCTATTTCAGATCGGACAGGGCTTGGAAGCGGACGGTATCAAGACCGCCGCCGGAAGTGATTATTGGCTGCAAAGCACGCTGAAGAAGATCCTCACGAACGAGAAATACATCGGTGATGCACTCCTGCAGAAGACCTACACGGTGGATTTCCTCAATAAAAAGCGTGTTGCCAACAACGGCATCGTTCCGCAGTACTATGTGGAGAACAGCCATCCCGCCATCATTCCCCGTGAGAAGTTCATGAAGGTCCGTGAAGAAATGTACCGCAGGGCGCACATGGAGTGCGGTTCTGATCAGAAACGCAGAATTTATAGCAGCCGATACGCTCTTTCGAGCATCGTGTACTGCGCCCACTGCAATGACATCTTCCGCAGAATCAACTGGAACAACCGCGGGTGCAAGTCCACCGTTTGGCGATGCCTCAGCCGGGTGGAAAAGGACCGCCCGTCCTGCACCGCAAGAACCGTGAGAGAAGAACTTCTGCATGAGGTGGTTGTCCGGGCGGTGAATGAAGTCATAACGGGTAGTGCCTCCTTCATCCCTGCTCTGCAGGCAAGTTTTGAGAGATGCCTTGGGGACAGCAACAGTGCGGCCGTGGAAGAGATCGATGCCCGTCTTCTGGAACTGCAGCAGGAACTCCTGAAAATGGCAAACGCAAAGCAGAAT